ATTCAGAGGGAAACAGTTGTAGTGATCATGGTCACCTAATTCAACCACTAATTGATAAGATTAACCCAGACGTTCTTTATAGAGCAAAGGCAAATCTTACTACCTATGATGAACAAACTATCAAACATGGGTATCATACAGATGAAGCATTTCCTGGTTTTACTTCTATTCTCCTCCTCAATACTTGCAATGGGTCAACATCATTTAATGTAGATAATAATCTCACTGAAGTTGATGCTATCCAAGGACGATTAGTTACCTTCGATAATAGAATCATGCACAGTGGTTCAACTACATCAGACACTAATCTTCGCCTCGTTCTTGTTATCAACTATTACAAACATGAGTATGCGTTGCAATTAGGACCAGAACCAGTTAGAATCACTTTGCCAAAGGATTGACCATTCATGAGTAGATTTTACGAAGGACAACTTGTTATCTACGATAATACCTATGGGTATGTTAATTTCATCTCGGAGGAATACATTACCATCTGCATCAGAGAGTATAGCAAACCCCCAGAAGTTGCGGAGCATAGTAGAAACAAACTCCACCAGGTTTGTATCTGTGTCTTCCCACATGATTGGGATAAAGTGTTAGAAACTCAACAAGAGGTTACTAACAAGTTTTCCACAGAAAATGCGGAGATTGTGGAAAACATAAAATAAATCTATTTGTGTTCTTTATCTCCCTCTAAATGTCTCCTCCTGTTGTACTCTTAGCACGCTTCCTATCAGAACACAACCCCTCTGTAATATGAGAAATTCTTATCAACAACCAACACTTGACAAAGTAACACAAACATGCTACAATAACCTTGTAGAGGTTCAGAAACACATGCAGTATCAAGTGTTCAACAATGCCAAGGAAATTGTAGGGACTTTTGAGTCAATCTATGACATGGAAGTTTTCCTCGATGGTGTTAGAGAGGGTAGGGGAGAGAGTTATCCTAAGACAGATAGAATGTCTCCCTTTGATTATCTCAAACACATTGGATGGTTTATGACAATTAACGATCAACATGTTCGTGCCTAGTAAAGAGAATTCAGACAGTCTACGAAGTGTCACAGAGACCCTTCCATATGCCCTCTGATCGTGTATTCTATAGGAGTGGAAGGGAAACACACCTGACACACAACAAACGCTCTCTAATCCTCTCTCATGCGTAAGATCGAATCCCAAATGTGTGCCGCTGTTCAGAAGAACATCGATTGGCAATCTTCCAACACTTCTGTTCACTTTGACGCTGAAACTGGTGTCTCTGTTGTTCGTCTTCATGGTAACAAGATCGCTGAGATCGATGATACTTCCATGACCATCTTTGATGGCGGTTGGCAGACTAACACTACAAAATCTCGCCTGAATGCACTTTGCGAAGAATTCTGCATCGCTGGTGAAGGTGTTTTCCAGAAAAACTTCACTTGGTTTGTTCGTAAGTTTGCTGGACAAAATGGCACTGAGAAAGTATTCGTAACCGAAGAATTCGACAACGGGTTCATCTTTGCTTGACATTTTGAGAGTCATTTGTTATACTGGGGGAGTGCTAATCGCTCCCTCTAAATAACACTCACTAGACAGTTAATTATTGTTAAATAGGCAGTTAAATTAGCCCCCTTAAATGTTAAAAACGGCCACTACCCTAACCTACAAAGGTTCCCAGACGCCTTAGATATTATTCGAGTTAATGCAAAGGCGTATATAAAAAAAATTTTCGGAGGTACAAATGGACGCCAAGACCCGCGTAGAGCGCCAGGAAGATCGTGTATGGTGCTTAGAGCAATTGATCCGCTTAGAGGGGCATCTAGACCCTCGTATGTACGAATGTGCAGACTATGCAACCAGTGCAGGGTTAGTTAAAGATGTGAAAGATCTATATACATTATGGTCTGAGTGGAAAGTAGATAATCCGACAGATAATCCTCAGGTAAATCGATTATAGGAGAGATATGTCCAATAGATTCACAGTTACTATCGAAGAAGATGAGTTTGGGGAATTAATTCTCCCTATTCCCGATGAAGTCTGTGAGGAACTTGGATGGGATGTAGGCGACACTCTTCAATATGAGTTACAGGATGATTCATTTACACTGAGGAAAGTTCAAGATGAGTGATAACATTCTCAATCATGCCGATGCAATGGCAGAGTATGATCCATGGGCAGACAATGAGGAAGCACACACAGTATTACAGCAGTGTGTCCAACAGATTGCTGAGAGACTGTATGTGTTAGAGACAATGGTGAATGATTTAAGTCAGAGAGTTGCAAAGATTGAAAATAAGTGATATAATTATGTGAATCCACTACTAGAGGAAATCTATGGCACTTTATGGAAAAGGTATTCAACATGTACCGGCACCTCCGAAAAAAACTCGTCAGGGGCGTTCCACAAATACTAAGTTGAGTCCCACGGCACGAAATGGACGGAAGAAGGCATATCGGGGTCAAGGTCGCTAAATAACTATACTTTGAGTATCAGGTTCTTTAGTAGTGTCAAAAACAGTACGGAAAAGGGACTTTAGAGTCCCCGTAAAACAGTACAAAGATATTGATCTTTGTTTTCGTATCAATCCTGTAACAGGAGATATTGCTACGAAAACAAATGAAGAAGCAATTAAGCAAGCATTAAAGAACCTGATGCTTACAAAACCAGGTGAAAAACCATTTAATCCTACTGTCGGCAGTAGAATTCATGAATTATTATTTGAACCGCTGGACGATTTTTCTGCTGACGCTTTAGAAGCAGAAATTAGGAATAATGTTGCTCAATTTGACGCTCGGATCGAGATTATTGACATTGACATAGTAACATTGTTATTTGATAATGCTTACAGTGCTACTATGGAATTCCGAATTATCGGATCTCCAGTTGCTCAAGAAATCAATTTTGTCCTTAAGAGACCCGAATAATGCAACCTAATAATCTTACACAACTAGATTTCATCGATATTCGTGCGTCTATTGTTTCGTATCTACAAACTAGACCAGAATTTAGCGATTATGAGTTTGAAGGTAGTACCCTATCATATCTGATTGATATTTTAGCGTATAATACTTACTACAGCGGGTTCACTGCCAATATGGCAATGAATGAAGCGTTTTTACAAACAGCAACTGTAAGAGATAATATTGTAAAACACGCAAAATTACTAAATTATGTTCCTCAATCTGTTACCGCAGCAAGAGCAGATTTGAGTGCAACGGTACAAACAGAATTATTTGGAGGAATTTATCCCTCCACAATTACATTTCCAAGAGGACTTGCTTACACTGGTGGCGGTTATGTTTGGAATTGCACTGAAGCAATAACAGCAACGGTAAATCCCTCGACAGGAGTTGCTGAAATTCCCCTTATATCTGTAAAAGAAGGTAGTTTAATTAATTTTAGTTACACTGTCAATACTTTTGCATCGAACAAATATGAAATTCCTTCACCCGATGCAGACATTAACACCTTAAGAGTTACTGTAAAGGCAAACGAGAGTGCTTCACAGGCAGATATTTACAATAGAGCAGACAATATTACTGGTTTAACTGCTACTGATAGGGTATACTTTATTCATGAAGGTGAAGATCAGCGATTTGAAATTAATTTTGGTGATGATACATCAGGTAGAGCACTGAGAGATGGTGAAGTTGTTAACCTAGAATACATCATTTCTAATGCCGATACTCCAAATGATGTTCAAACCTTTGTTTATGCTGGAGGTATATACGATAATTTGGGCAGACAGATTACTGCTGCTAATATTAGGAGTAGTGTTATTCAACCAGCATATGGTGGACAACCTGCAGAAACGATTGAATCCATCAAATACAATGCTCCGAGGTACTATTCTGCCCAATATAGAGCAGTTACAGCAGAGGATTATGCAATTATCACGAAAAAAGTTTATGATAATGCAAATGCTGTCGTTGCATATGGCGGAGATTTGTTAAATCCTCCTCAATACGGTAAAGTTTTCATCTCAATTCGCACAAAAACAGGTTCTACACTTAATGATGCGACCAAAAAGGCAATTTCTGCGGATTTGAGGAAGTATGCAATGGCATCTATCGACCCTGTGATCGTAGATCCGGACGAAATGTTCATTTATACTAAGGTTTTTGCACTTTATGACACTGGTTGCGGAGATGATGCCTCTACAATCAAGACACAAGTCTCTGATGCGATTCAATCTTGGGGTCAACAGGCAGGAATTAACGCATTTAACTCCTCATTTAGAGCACAACAGTACGAAAAAGCGATTATTGCTGCAAATAAGTGCGTTCTTGATGTTTCTGCACAAATTTCTATCCTAAAATACATCAAACCCGACACAGGTATAACCAATTCTTACACAATTACTGTCGGTCAACCTCTTTATGACTCTGCGCCATCACAAACTCAGTCTACTGCGGCAACAAAAGAACCCATTTTGCTGTCTGGTAAGTTCAGAACTGCAGATAGACCCGGATTAGATCAACAATTTGAGGATGATGGGTATGGAAATATCATTAGTTTCTATGATACTGGTACAAAAAAGGTTATTACTAACAAAACTATTGGAAGAGTTGACTATACCACTGGAACCATCACTTTAGGACCCATTAATATCATTGCGACAGGAGGTAATTTGCCTCAAGATGGTGCTACTTTGGTAACTGATAGTGTTACAGGCATTGGTAGAGTGCTGAATGAATCATTATTGCCAACATCTCTTCAGATACCTGTTCAAATCATTCCGTTAAACCCTGCAATCATTGTTGCAGCAACTCCTGGAACTACTCTTGACATTGTTGCACCGGATGTCACAGTTCAACCGAATGGTACTACTCCACCTCCCCAAATCCCTCTAAATAGTTTGACACCAACAGTGTTTGACCAGACCGAAACAATCGTTAATTTTAACGCAGTTAACAACGGCGGGTCGTTAAATTCGTAAATTAAATACCACACTAGTGTTTAAGTAGATGAGCAGAATTTCGGAAATTATCAGTAGTCAAGTCCCTGCCTTCATCAGGGAATCTTGTGGCGGAAATGGAAAAGATAATGGGGGAGCATTTGTTGCTTTCCTGAAGTATTACTATGAAACCCTTGAGAGAACAGGGTCTTCTAGTGACATTCTGTTGAATCTTTTAGATTACTTGGACATTGACAAAATTGATACCGATGTAATTAACGGAAGCACTCATCTCGTTGAACCTTTAACTGCAACTTCCGATACTATTGTTGTTGAAAGTATCGATTCCTTTTTACTTAACAATGGTACGATTCGTATTGGTGATGAGATTATCACTTACGAATCTACTACAAATTCCCCAAATATTTCGTTTAAACCTGGTATTTCATGGGAACAGGTTAAACTCAAGTTTATCGATTTAGCATCTATCATTGATCAGTTTGATGGTGTAACGAAATCATTTGCCCTAGTTTCGCAAAATTCTCCTGTCATTCCTCCTTCTGCTTGTCATTTAATCGTCAAGGTTTATGATGAATATTTGATGGCAGGAATTGACTATACCGTCAATGGAACCAATATTGTTTTTACTGAAGCACCTCGTGCTCGGGTTCCTGCTGATGATGAGGTGTCTACAACCATCACTTATTTGAATGGTTTTGTAGAAAATGAAATTTTAGATCTTACAGACATTTCTGGTCAGTTTGGTGATGGAAAAACTATCTTCAATTTGACTACAGGACCTGTTAGTAACCCAGTTAATTACGAACCAGTTGCTCAAGAATATATCATTGCGGTATAT